ATGTGTGTGAGCCATTATCCATCCATCCATAAAGGCAAGGCTCATGCTGGCTCTGATAATCAGTTTGGCTCAATGTCAAACTATTTTTAGCCCAAATAATCATTGAACTGAAATGGAAGAATTCTCTAAAAACCTTGTGGAATACATCAGCACAGCGGTCTGAATGAAAGCAATAAATGGAAGCGCCAGATTTGGCTGCCATCAGATAATTAGCAAATGCCGCCCTCAATAGGTCTTCCAAGCCATCTCTTGAATCATTGTTGATGCCTTTATAGTCCACGCCATAAGGCGGGTCGGTGAACACCATGTCGGCCTTCTGCCCATCCATCAACTTATCCACAGCGTCAATGCTTGTGGAGTCTCCGCACATCAGGCGGTGATTGCCAAGTTGGTAAATGTCGCCCAGCTTGGTCTTAGGCTCATCAGGAATGTCAGGTACGGCATCCTCGTCTGTCAGCCCTTCCACCATTTCAGGCTCTAACAATGCGTCTAGTTCTTTAGTGTCAAAGCCCAATATGTCCAAAGCAAACCCGTCTGCCAATAGGTCATTCAACTCTATGGTCAGCATTTCATTGTCCCACCCTGCATTGAGTGCTAGGCGGTTGTCGGCAATGATGTAAGCCTTGCGTTGGGTCTCTGTCAGGTCTTTTAGCTCGATGGTTGGGACTTCTTTGTAGCCCAGCTTTCTTGCAGCCATCAGCCTGCCATGCCCTGCAATGATGCCATTCTCCCCATCCACCAATATCGGGTTAGTCCATCCGAATTCTTTGATGCTTGAGGCAATCTGGGCTATTTGCTCATCAGAGTGGGTGCGGCTGTTGTTGACATAAGGTATCAATTTATCCACAGGCTTTTGCACAATTTTTAGCATGGTGTCCTCAAAAAAATGGGAGCATCAGCCCCCAAAAGCTGGCAACTGCATTTTGTCAGCGTACTCATTTTGCAATGTCCGGTACAGGAATGTCAACAGGCCATTGGTTTGTGTCCACTAACAATTGAACTGTTTTGAAGTGGGCAATGTTCCATGCTTGCTGTCTTTCAGCCTTTGACCACTTTGCACCTTGGTCAATGTCGTAATGGCAAGTTTGGCATAAAGCCGCTACCAGATTGTCGTCTGCTTTTATTCCTCTGCCTTTGCCGCCACCCCAATTGCTATGTGCTGCTTGAATTCCATTTTCTGTTCCACAAAGCTGACAGGATAGAGCCGCCACTAATTTTAGCAGTTTCTGGCTTCTCACATACTTGTGTTTCGGATATTGCATATTCTTTGGTGTAAAACTTGTGGTTGTTTTCGCACTGGCGCTTTCGGCTGACGAATTCTGGGTTTGATCGGGTGTCTAAAACTTTGAGGGTTTCAGAGCCACAACGGGGACACATCATGCTTGTCCTCTTGCTCGGATGGCGGCATCAACTTCGGATTCGCTTAAAACAGCCCATCGTTTTTGTTGAGTGTTGCGGCACAGCCTGCGATAGGTGTCGTGGTCTGTTTTTGCAATGTCATCAGCCGTGTCGATGTCATCTAACAGCATCCAAAGTTTTAAAGATTTCTCACGCTCATGCTGTGCTACTAGCTTGGCAAAGCGTTCAAGCCAAAGCAAATCTTTTTCTTGAGCCAATTCAATAAATGAACCAGCTTGTCGCCCCATCTGCATAATTTCTTCTCGTGTCATGTCTCAATCCCCTTTTCTGCCATCCATGCCAAGAGCCATTCAATGAACTCTGAGCCTTCTTCTTTAGTGAACTTGTGGCTTTGTAGCCCCAATTGAACAACTCGTTCCCCATCTAGGCTTGGGGCGACCTTGCCCACCTTGCGCCCTGTTTCATGCGCCCATTGGTCAATTAAGAGCCTTTTCCAATCATCTGATGACCAAGCACTGCCAGCGCCCTTCATTTGCTTGGCAACCATGTCAATCAGGGCATGGAACATATCGTTTTGGTCTGTGCTGCGGGTGGCTTTCTTGACCTCCAAGCGCAATTGCTTACCAGCCTGTAAGGTTTCCTTAATCTTGGGCCATAAGTCTTTCAGTACTGTGTGGGCTTGTTGGCTGTTGTGTAGGGTGACGATCATGCTTGCCTCACTATTACTTCAACTTTTGCCACTTCACCATAAACCTTGGTGGCATGAATAGATGTGATTTGGGAATCGTTCTCAAAAACAATTTTGTCCATGCCATCGATCACAGACTTAACCACATTGTCCAAATCGGGCTTTTTGGTGTGTTTTTCAGAATCGCTTAAACAAGCCTCAGTGCGTTTTTTTGAGTATGAGGCGGGAACAGGAAAGGTGACATAAATAAACGCCTCCAAAGCCCCTTCTAGCGGTTCTGATGCCCCAATTGCCGCCTTTGCCATCATCCCAACATCGGATTCATAGTTCTTGGTCTTTTCAGGTGTGTAAGCAACAGGGAACTTTCCTCTTGTGGAAAACCTTGGTCTGCCTTTAGCAATTGGAATTCCATAAATCGTGAACATGATCTGCATCATTTTTTGTCTTTCTGTTCATTCATGCGTTTTTTTAGATCGTCAGCAGCCGCTTGGCCTCGCCTCTTGGCAATATCCGCTAGGGTCTGTTGCCACCAATATTGGGCTTCTCCCCTGCCCTCCTCCAAGACTTTCTTGCGATAGCGTCTGATCCATTCTTGGGCTTCTGTGTTCCTCATAGTCTCCCGTAAGTTCAAGCGCTCTTGTGATGACAAATTCGCTAAATTGTTGACCTTCTCTGACCCGATTAAGGATGGCTGTTGCTTCATGGTGTGTCATACAAGAATCAATGATTGTTGTGCTGTACGTTTGTTTTGCAATTCACAGTATTTAGGATTTAACTCGCATCCCAAATATTGCCTACCAAGGTCTTGGGCTACTTGTGCGGTAGTTCCAGAACCCATGAATGGGTCTAAAACAATTCCTCCAACTGGTGCGCCAGAAAGTATGCAAGGCTCAATCAGTTCTGTTGGAAACACAGCAAAGTGCGCTCCAGAATAAGGCTTTGTGTTAACAGTCCAAACACTTCGTTTGTTTGCCATTTCATAAGACTTTTCTAAACCAGAATGAGGTTGCAATCCAGTACCTTCTTTGTGGTACTTTCCATTACTTCTGTCTCTTGTACCCCAATCTTCTTTTACAGGCTCTTTGATCGCAACATGGTCAAAGTGATACTTATGTGATTTGCTAAACAGGAATATGTATTCATGCGCTTTAGTGCAACGATCTTGCACACTCTCTGGCATAGGGTTTGGTTTATGCCAAATGATGTCTTGGCGCAAATACCAACCATCTGCCCTTAAAGCAAATGCAAGCATCCAAGGTATTCCAATTAGGTCTTTGGTTTTTAGACCAGTAGCGTGTAATTTATCCAACTTTCTATCATTAGCTGGCATATTGTTTCTGCCTTCACGCTGATACTCAGGGCTAGCCCTTGCAAAACCATTGCTGTTGCAGTAACTGTCACCAATGTTGACCCATAAAGTGCCATCGTCTTCAAGAACATCCCAAACACATCGAAACACTTCGACCATGTTTTTGATGTACTCTTCAGGAGTATCTTCTAATCCTAATTGCTCATCAATGCGTTTAGCACCACAGAGATGGCAGTTTGATGATGATCCTCCTCTATGTCCTACCTCTGGTCGCAAAACATTAGTTCCTCGCTTTGGGTCATTCCACTTAGTAGGCATTGAGATGGAATGCTCACAATTAGGATCGCCTCCCTCCCATTTAGCAGTCCCATAGTCTCGCAAGCCATAGTAGGGTGGGCTTGTTATGCAAGTTTGAGCCTTAACACCCTCTGATGCCCATTTACGCATAATCTCACGGCAATCACCAAATTCAATTTTGTTCATGCTTTTCCACCATAGTGTTTTTTAAGTTCTGCTAATTTAGCCAACGCTTCTGCCCTGATTCTTTCGCTTTCAATCTGCTCATGGATTGTTTTCTTGCGCTCAATCAGAACTTCAGTTGGAGGCTTAACAGGGATTGATGGGCCTTGGTTGCACATATCCCGAAAAGCAATGGCGCTCGGTGGAAAGTCTTTGTCCAGCTTGCCAAGCGCAAAATCTAGGCTTGGCTTGTAAGTCAGGAATCTGCCAAGGTATTGCTTCCAAGTCTGTCTGACAAGGTTTGGGTCAACATCTTGCCAGTGGGTGATGAATCGTGAGCCGTAGATAGCGTTCATCATTCCAAAAATGTAATCAAAACCTGAGTCTGGATCACAAAAGTCGTTTTCGTTCCACATCTTGTGCCTCCAGTACTATGGTTTCAGGTTTAGCCCAAAAGGGCGTTTTAGGAATTGATTTGCCCCTGGTCAACTCTGCCATTACGTTTTGGCGTTCTTCAGACTTGGTGAGTTTTTCTTTTAGCCATTCAGCTTTCAAGCCTTGGCTGCCACGGGTACACCACTCAATCAAAAACTGCTCAAGTGACCAACCAATCTTGTTGGCCTCAGACCTTGCGCCTTTTACGACTGTCTCGGTCACAGAGGATTTTTTAGCTTTCCTGAGTTGCAACCAATCATTCCAAACTTGCTCAGAAACATCAGGGGGGCAAGCAACGACAGTTGCTTTCTCTCTCTTTGGTTTATGGTTATTGGTTATTGGTTTATGGTTATTGGTTGCTATTGGGGTAGCATTAGGGGGGCTATTAGCCTCCCCATTAGGGGGTGTTCCCCACCTCTTAGCCGCCCCACGTTTGCCAGCCTCTGCAAACTCTTTGTATTGCTTAATTTCCTTGTCAGCCCTTGGGTTTACAAAGCCATCTTCTGTGGATAAAAAGAATTCATTTAAGACTGTCAAAACATCTTCTTCATGCTCTTTCATGCCAACTTGTCTGGCAGCATCCCTGTGCTTTATTGGTTGTTCGTGCAAAAAGTAGTAGTCCAAAAGTCTGCGATAGGCCAAATCTTCCATCAATGAAAGATGCCTAGTGTGACTCATGTAGTCACCAATGTGAAATTGGTAGTAATGCATAACTCGCCTTTTCATACTCCCTTAAAAGAAACTGCGGCAGGAGAGGGAGGTAACTCTTTTCGGTCTGCTCATGACTTCAGACCTAGCCGTGTTTCAAACAATCTTAAACGAACCACTCAGGTTTCAGCAACTTTAATTGCCAAATTCTTGCTATTGGTACAGCCTTCCATTGGGCAACAGCGGGTTGCTTTATGCCCAACAGCTTGGCAAGCTCACTCTGTGAGCCAGCTAGTGCAATAAACTTTTGTTTGTCCATAAGGAAGATTATAGCCAATTGCAAAAAAGCAACATTAGGGAAAGTACTTACAAAATAATTGTTGATGACTTAATAAGCTGGGTTATAATTTACCCATGCCCTGAACTTCTCGGGGTCTATTTAGGAAACCAAAATGAAATATTTAATTCAAACTGAATTTGGAAAAAGCTACAAAGCTTTTCGTGTGACCACAACTAGTGGCATCACATTGGCCTACTTTAAAAACCGCAATGATGCAATTGCTTTTTGCAAAAGTTTTTAAGGAAACCAAATGATTGACTACAAACTCCAATACCACTTTGATGAATTCGTCACTTATGACGATGGCACAACCCTTGAGAAAGTCAAAGTCGGGTATGACTATTACCCAGCAGAATTCAATCTGCCCCATGACCACAACTCAGCAGAAATCTACGATGTGTTTGTCTTTAGCGAAAAGGGTGATGACATTTCTTGCGATCTGCCCTCATCCGAATTTGAACGCATTGTTTCTGAAGTCAAGATTCACCACGCTCGTATGCTGAAAGAACAAAATGAAATCTAAGATCATCACAACAATTGTCGAATGGACATTGGCGATCATCATCTTTGGTGGCTGGGGCGTAATGCTCGCATGGAGAGGCTAATCATGATTGACAAACTCAAAGATTATTTCCGCTTGCCATCACCCAAAGAACTGGCTGCCAAAGAACTTGAAATGGCACAACGCAAGCTGTTAGAGGCTCTCAGCGCCCAAGAATATGCCAAGCGCATGGGTGAGTACCACCAAGACAGAATCAAACGCCTGACAGCTTATTTAAAGGAAGAATCATGAACGCAGACTACATCATCAATGAAGTGGCACAAAATGCCGCCAGCATCTATGAAGGACAAGACCCACGGGATCGCCTGGCTTATCAAGTCGGGATGCTTCAGGGCAAGATTCGTAGCCTCTGCTACTTAATCAACATCACCGCTGAAGAACTTAAACATTTGCAAATCGAACTCTTACAGGAACAATCATGAGCATCGCTAACTTACTCAAAACAAATGTCAATGACCACACAGAAAAGAAAGCCAATCTGACTTACCTGTCTTGGGCTTGGGCTTGGGCAGAAGCACTCAAAGCAGACCCCAAAGCCTCGTTCAAGGTTGAAATGTTTGGTGACAAGTGCTTCATGGATATCAACGGCACAGCAATGGTCTGGGTCACAGTGACCATGTTTGACAAGCCAATGACTTGCCAGCTTCCGGTTATGGATCACCGCAACAAAGCCATCGTAAACCCTGATGCTTTCCAAGTGAACACAGCCATCATGCGTTGCATGACCAAAGCACTCAGCTTGCATGGCCTCGGCCTGTACATCTATGCAGGGGAAGATTTGCCCGATGGTGTAGAGCCTGAGTCAACCATTGAGCCTGACACCATGACAGACTTGTTTGCTGCCATTGAAAGCGCCAGCACCCAAGACGAACTCAAACTGGCTTACAAAATAGCTTATGCCGCTTGTGATGGTGATAAGGCTTGGCAGATGAAAGTGATTGCAGCCAAAGACAAAGCAAAGGCCAAATTATGAAAACAGATGAAGATGATGAATTCGACCGCATTAAGCGTGAGAACGCTTTGTATGAAGTTTATAGACTAGGACAAGAAATAGAAAAGAGTGGTCAACCATACCATTGGGATGTTTATGTCTCACCCTCACAGCGCAATCAGGTGCTTGAGGAAGTGGCAAAAGAGATTCAGAAGATGACCGCCTTTGGTCAGGATACGTTGGACAGTTTTAGCGTTTACATAAGGAGCATGAAATCATGATTGAAATGATGGATCAAGGGTCGGAAGAATGGTTCACCATTCGCATTGGCAAAGTCACCGCATCTCGTGTAGCTGACGTTATCGCCAAGACAAAGACGGGTTACAGCGCCAGCCGTGACAACTACATGGCTCAATTGATCTGTGAACGCCTGACGGGTCAAAAGGGTGAGAGTTTCACCAACGCTGCTATGCAACACGGCACAGACACAGAACCCCTTGCAAGAGCCGCTTATGAGGCTTTACAGGATGTTTTGGTTGATGAGGTGGGGTTTGTACCCCATCCCTCAATCATCATGGCTGGCGCATCTCCTGATGGCTTGGTGGGTGATGATGGCCTCTTAGAGATTAAATGCCCCAACACAGCCACGCACATTGAGACTTTGTTGTCCCAATCAGTGCCAGGCAAGTACAACACCCAAATGCAATTCCAGATGGCTTGCACAGGGCGGCAGTGGTGTGATTTTGTCAGCTTTGACAATCGCCTGCCGGATGAACTTCAATTGTTTGTGAAACGAGTCCCACGGGATAACGAATTCATCAAGCAAATGGAAGACGAAGTGGTCAAATTCTTAAACGAACTTGATATCAAAATTGCTCAACTTATGGATTTAAAAAATGTCTAAACTTTACGAAATCACAATTGTTTCAGGTAAATACAAAAACAAAGATGGTGTGGAAAAATCCCGCTATCAAAACATTGGCTCTGTCATTGAAACCAAGAACGGCCCAATGCTCAAACTTGACATGATTCCACTTATAGATGGTGGATGGAACGGCTGGGCATACATGAATGAACCAAAGCCCAAAGACGATTACAAGGGCTTGCCAAAAGACGAGGAAGACATCCCATTTTGATTAACAGGGGCATTGCCCCTAACAAGGAGAAATCATGGACTATAAAGACGCATTTAAGAAAATTTTCGCCATGCCCGAATTCCCAAGAGTAAGGGCAAATGATCCTCTAACATCGTTTCAGGCAGCAGATTCAATCAAAGAATCTGCCACCCAGCACCACCAGACAATCTTTGAGTGTCTCCAAATACATGGGGCTTTAGGCAAAGATGGCATATCGGCTCATACCAATCTGGACAGCAATCAGGTTGCCAGGCGGCTCAACGAAATGAAAATGATGGGTTTGATTGAATTGACAGGTAACACAGTCAAATCCAACTCAGGCAGAAGCGAAAGAGAGTGGCAATGTACCCAATCGAATTAGGCGGCAATCAGCCTGTTCATAAATTACGAAATTGTAATAAATGTGATGAGACCAAGCCGCCAGAGGGTGGGATTGATATGGGACACAAATGGATTTGCCAATCTTGCTGGATCATGCGTTTGACAGGCAAACATTTCCGCGAGAACTCAACTCAAAAATAAGGCTCTTTCGTCAATTCTGCGCTTTTGTAAGCCTTTGAGAACTTTGCCGCCAGCCATGCAGTACTTCAAAAGTTCCTCGGCAGCGCCCTCCATGTCTCCCCTAAGTACCTTTTGGCGCAGGGTTGACCTCTGGAGAGTGCCAAGCCCTACATTGAAAGAAAATGAAACCAGTGCGTCAAACTGTCCTTGAGTAAGAGGCACAGGACAATAAGTAGCCACGCCTTTCTCAAACCTAGTAAGGTCTGCCCTAAGTATTGCATCTACTTCCTCCATTGAGTGTTTTCGCATGGCCTCTGGCGGTGGCACAAAGGCATCCCGCTGATCTATCTTCAGTTTGCCTTGCTCTGGAAACATCACATGACCAACCCCTACAGTCCACAGCTTTGCAGGGCATTTATAGGGATTTTGCCTCACGCCCTCGTGATGGCGAATCATGTGCAAGCACTTGTCTGAGATGTTCATTTGCCAAAAGCCCGACCACCAAAGTGGAAAGCAATGATTGAGGCAAACAGGGCTTGGGTGTCAGAATCCCACAACATTTCAGCCAATTCGGTGAACGGCACACCACGATTCCAGCCGTAAGCAAACAGGCCAATATCAATGAACAGCAACAGGAAAAAGAAGCCGTAAGTAATGACAGGGCGCACACTTGCTCTAAGGTTTTTCATCCATGTGGATGTTCCCTCATTCAAGCTAGTGTCATGGGCATAGAGGGCTTGCATTTCAGCTTGCTGTGCGCCAATCAGAACCTGAGTAGTGTTGGCTGCGCTCTCGGTAGCCAGTTGCTCAGACTTGATGTGTTCAATTCTTTCCTGTGCTTCAAACCCTGCTTTACGCAGTTCTAACTCACGGGTGATCTGCATCTGGGCAAGGTTTAGCTCATGCTTTTTATCTTGCCGATCTTGGAAGAACTCCAAAATCTTGGGCAGGCCGCCCATCAAGAATGAGATTAGGGTTGAAAGTAGTGTCAGCATAGTGATCCTTTACTGTTTGCTTTTACTCAATATATTACTTGCGATTTGCAACATACTAATTGCCTTGTTTAAGTCCTTGGGTTCTTTGTCCCAACCAACAGTGATTTGCCCAACAAACCGACCTTGCTCTGGCGGCACACTTACACGGCATCCAAAGGTAACGCCCTTCTCAATGTACCAAAGGCCAATCTCACTTTGAGCCACGGTATATTCGCTACACGGTATCTCATTAGCCATCAGTGCAATCACATCACGATTATTGGCTGAACTCTGGGTAAACAAACCAACATCCAAGCCATCATGCGTTTTGTCTCTGCCTTCACGGGTATAGGCACGAAACAGAACCCTTGTGCCAAATAAAGGGTTTACTTTGAATATAGCAATGACTGTTGCATCGGTGTTTTTAAACAAATGCGCTGCAACATCTTCTGCCCTTTCTTCTGCAATCGTTGGGAGTTTCTTGTTCTCTTTATAGGCATCAAATAGAAAAGATTGGTTCTGCCAAACAAAGTATCCAGCAAATGCAAACACTGCCATCAGTATCAGCGCAAACAGCTTGAATGGGCTATCTACATAGGACAGCACCTTGCTCAATACGTCTGATGGCTTCTCGTCACTCATAGTCCAAACATCCCCAATATCTTGGTCACGACCTTATCGGCTAATTCATCAGGCAGGAAGCGCAAAAAACCAACGACATACCAAGCAATGCAAAGCCTGACAAAGACTTTGAGGAATAGATCAAATTGCTTTTGGTACTCATTCACCGACCACACCTTGTCTTGGCACAGAAATCTTGTATCTCAGCAATTCCCCAACCAACTGCACCCAAGAGCATCACGATCACAACAACACCAACCGCCCATGCCATGTATTCTTCTTCTTCTTCTTTTCTTTTCTTTTCTTCTTCTTTGGCTTGTCTGGCTAAATGAGCATCTTCAATGTCCATTTGCTGCTGGCGTTGCTTAATCTTAGTCCACACGTCTGCACGGCCAGTAGCCTGAAATAAGAGCATCAATTCGGCCTCAAAACGCTTCGCCTCATCAAGCGCCATCTCGATTTGAAGTGCAGTGCCTAAGTTTGATTTGTTGCCAGAACGCTTGGCTTCTACCATCGCCCTTGTTGCAACGCTCTTGGCGTCAAACATCTTGGCGATAGACGGGGCTAAACCAGCCAGATCATTTGCGACCTTGCTGGCTTTTTTGACTACGCTGATTGCACTTTGTAATCCTGCAAGCGCTGTTATGGGGTCAATCATTTCCGTACAACCTTTACCCATTCAAGGCAAACAACCTTCCGGTTGTAAACATCACCTGTCCACGCCCACCTTACACAACGGTACTCGACTTTTTCTAAAGTTCTTGCTAACAGAAACAATGGCAAAAAAAGCCAAAGCATCCATTGCTCACAAACCTATGATTTTTTTGACCAACTCGCCCGCAAAGCCTGGGCCGAGCAATACAGCCGCAATTACCACATAAAGCAAATACTCAATGCGGGTCATGCGCTGTGAACCTGATTCAAAGGACTTTTCAATGGCGGTGTACCTCTCAGCACAGACCGCCTCATGAACCGCCAGCCGTGTGTCGGTATCCTCAAGCATTAGATACCCTCACCCTGAACGATGTAGACCGTAGAGGCGGCAGAGGCCAAGCCACTGAAGAATGACTCACGCTGAAAGCGCAAGACCTCAACAGCACCAGGCGCTAAAACGATTGCAGCAGTAGGTGAGCCAGCAGTAGGTGCAACAGCATTTGCTGTAGCAATTGCCGCTGTTGGGCCTATACCCAGAAACACCGTGTTGGTGCTTGAGTTGATGATGCGATATTGCCCTGTGCCTTGCCCATCAAAGCGTGAGTCAACAAGCGCCTGAACGCCAGTAGAGGCAGATGCGGCAGCAGGGATAACAACTGTTTGACCAAGTGGGGCAAATGCGATTTGTGAATTAGAAGCCATGTCAGACTCCTTGTGCGGCTTGGACTGCTTCGTATGCCGCAATTACTGCGGGTGTATGAATAGATGCGGCAATTGCTTGCACTTTGGCATCTTCACCGCTTACATCAGCACCAGGCACGACAACATGACGGTGAAACTTGCTACTGATTTCCACGCCATCTTCTTTGATAGCAGTTTTGGTGCGAACTTGGATTGAGCCGTTTTCAACAACTTCAATACGATCTACTACGCTTACTTTTTCGAGAGCCATTTTGATACTCCAATCAAAATCAAATTCCAGTGTTCCGCACTGGCACGGTTATTTTGCCACCCAACCAGTGTTACCTGATCCAGATTGTTTTACATAAAATGAAGTCCCTGCACCGCCATCTTCACGCATAAATATAGAACCAACAGGTGCGGTTACAGCGCCCTCTGGAGTTCCAACACCAGCGTGAATTTGGGCAGTTGAGCCATCAACCGCAACATAGCCTGGAAATATAGCTCTAGGCTCGTTTGCAAAAATGTTGCTGTTTGTCTGCAATGAGAACGAGCCATTGCCTGAAAATGTTGGTGTAGACTGACCAACATTGATGCAATTTACAGACACGCCACTTGGTGCGGTTATGTTGTTTGACCCAGACGTTTCGTGGAATCTACCGCCAATAAAATTGACTTGACTTCCAGCTGCGGCATTTGTTAGGTCAATCAAATTACTGACGTTTTCGTTTTGAATGAAGCAATTTACAAAATCAACGCATCCGTATGCAAATGACGAATTTGAATAAATTGTGACACCATTTTCAAGGTAACACCCATTAAAACTTAACTGCGAAATGTTTGCACCAATTTTGACGTTAGTGCCTGGTGGGTTTGCAAGTGTGCATCCAAAAAAGTGATTGATAGTGCCGAGGATGAACACGCCATTAATACAACCTTCAATCCGACAACCGTAAAAATTATTGTTTGTCGCACCGCAACTGATACCGCGAGTTGTGACTACGTTAGAGAGGTAATCGTACCCTTGAATGTTGATGTTGTAAAACTGAGCGTCAACTGCCTCTGCTGTGTCAAGAGCAATGCCAGCAATGGAATTGATACCCACATTGTTGAACACTATGCCAAAGGCAATTCCTGGAGGCGCTCCAGCACCCGTGCAGTCAATGCCACCAGTCGCAACGGCACAGCCATTAAAAACAATGTCCCGAATTGAAACGCCTTGCTTATCATTGCAACTAAACATCAAAATTGCCGACTGCGTAAAAATCTGCGACATACCGACCGCAGCAGTTGGGTTGTTTGAAGTGGTGGCGTTAAGTGCGTTTCCGTTCTCACCAAAAAACACCTGATCTGTTGATGTGAATTGCAGTGTCGTTGTAATTTTGTAATTGCCACGGGGCAAAAACACATTTGCGCCCGTATTTAATGCGGCTTGAATAGCTGGTTGGCTATTAGCAACACCAGTGGGATCAGCACCATAATCCAAGGCGTTTACATACGCCCCTGAAATCATGGAATAGGTTGCTTTGGTCAATGCCATGATTTGTCCTTTAGACTGTATAAAAGCCTGTGATTTCTAATACAGTAACACTTGTGTCCATTGGAACGCCATTCCATGCACCACCGCCAACTGGCGATTGAAGCAATTTTATAAATGTTCCACTAGTTTGCGCTCTAGCTAAAAGCATATTTAAGGCGGTCAAGGCCAAATCATAAGTACCATTTGACATTTGTGATTGTGTTGTTGAGTTCACAGTAAATGGTAACCCGTTTACTTGCATATCACCCGTTCCAGTATGAGCAGACCAAGCTAAATTAACGCTTACATACACAACTCGACCAATTTTGGTGTATGTACCTACTTGAGTTGTGTAAGTGCCAGTTCCAGCGGTAAGTTGACCCGCAATGACTGGAGTAAACGTGCCTTCTTCATAGTCAGCCAACAACTCGCTTGTGCCTGTGCCTGGTGTGGCAGAAAAATCGATACCTTGACCAGATGTTGCAATGACTACGTTGCCTGTTGTTGCAGTAACCGTAGTAAAGCTACCTGCTAAAGCAGTAGTGCCACCAATGGCTACATTATTCATGGTACTTGCAGTTGCAGGGTTAATAGTTACAGTACCAGTACCAGTTGGGCTAATATTTACTGCTGCATTAGCAGGATTGATATTAGTTGCCACTTCAAGTGATAAATTGTTTCCACCACCTGAACCCCACTGCATTTGATTAGTTCCACCATTATTTTTAATAGTGCCACCAGCAGAACTTAATGCTTGAATAACAGGTGTACTAACACTGGTTGATGCGGTTACAGTAGTAGCATTAATAGTATCGCCACCCTCTACCCTTTGCCAAACTGAGCCATTAAAGACCGCCCAATCACCAACACCCCACAATGTTTCACCATTTAAGTTAGTTGAACCAGCAACGCTGACAACATAATAATCACCTTTTGCCCCAACGCTAGATGTGAGGGTAGGTGTGTTTGTGGAAGCATTCCATGTGCCTTTGTAGTTCAAAGCACCAAGTGCGTTCGTGATAGATGAAATTGTTTTTAACATGGTTTATTCCTCAGAATACAAATTCAATGATAGAGGTGAATGGTGGTGCTTGTGTGAATGTTACATTGCCATTTGCAAATGTGTAGGTGTTTTGATTTTGATATACACCGTTGATGTAGATTGCACTTGGCACAGATGAAACTGAAAAAATTGTCTGTGAGCCTGTGCCTGTGGCATTAGAAACCACTGAACCACCACTAAAAGCATTGTCATTCAGCGAGGTATAGACCACCGTGGCGTTTTTATTCTGCACTTGAATGGAGTAATCGCTTGCGGTGTAAATACGTGCTGGTGTGCCTTGGTAGACAGGATAGCCACCACTGGTGCGAATCGGTTGGACAGCAGTGATTGTCAGAGCTGAATCCCAATAAACAACAATCGGGTTTGTAATTGGGTTCAGATTGACAGTGCCAATCCAGATGTAACCATCTTCAAGTGGCTGTCCAGCAGCATCCGCAAACGCTGGATATGGTGGTTGAACTGATAGTGCTGACATTACTGGTTCTCCTGTGAGAGTTGACGCTCAGTTTGGATTGCAGATTGCAAAAATTGAATCCGAGCATCAAGTTCTTTAGGCAACTTAATTTGATCTGCAAATTTCTGAAATGATTGTGACATAGCTGTTCGTCTAATACTAGCCGCACTTGGTGTGCCTTTAGTGGCAGCTTCGATTGTAAGTTTCTGGAAACTCTCATCAGCAAACAATTTTCCTGCTGCCTTGAGTGAATCCTTGTTACCTTGAGTCATTGCTCCTGTGATTATTGATGTGGCAGCAGCCGCAATAGGCCCACCCATTGCCGCTGCACCCGTCAATGCACCTTTTGAAAGTGTGCTTTCCATGATCTTGCCAATCAGATTTTCGGCTTGCATCCCTTGCAACAATGCTTGGTTTGCTTTTCCTGTTGTCAAAACATTTGCTCTGGCTTCAGTAACTCTTTTGGAAACTTCAAATAGATCACGCAAAACGTCTGCTGAGTCTTTTCCAAGTGTGTCTACGATGGTTTTGTAAACTGGTGGATTAGCTCTCAACTTTGGATATATATCAGCAAACTCAGAGAATCCAAAACCACCCTTTTCAGCGCCTCTTGCAGAACGTGTAACAGATGCCAGTGCAGTAGCAATAGTCTCTTTGCGTAAGTCTTCTGGAACAGTCTTTAGCAGACGATTGAACTCGCCTGCATCGCCTTTTGCCGCACCAGTGATGGCGGTACGCATCTTATTGGCAACGCTACCCTCAATGTCTTGACCAAATGCATTTACAATGCGATTGCCTAATGCACGTTCTTTTGCATATAAAAGGTTGGCTGCACGTAATTGCTGGCGCAACTGCTCGCCACCAATATTACCCACGTTTGTTAGTTGGTCGTCAGAGAGTGCCGCATACAAGCGCTTGAGGTCTGCCTCGGCCATACTGCCATAGGGTGATTCCATCTTGTTGATAGCTTTACCAATCAAGGATTTTTCACGTTTGAGTAGGCCATATGTAACGTTTCCTCGCTCAATCATGTTTGCCAGTTTGCGCTCGGCTGAGGACATTCCTTCTTCAGTAACTCTTGCTTTAACATCATCAAGTGTTGCTTTGAGTTTTGGCAAATTAACTATTGATGTTTCTGGAACTACTGCGTCAACTGCATCGTAAACTTTACCTGCTTGTGTATTGAGGTCTAAGCGTGTTTTTGTCAGCGAGTCCTTGATTTTTTGCGATACCACGCCTGGTGCGACTGTACCTTCAACAAATGTGGCATCAAATTGTTTTATCACATCATCGGCTTTATCTACAGCTTGGGTTACTGTATTGCGCCATGCAGCTTCAGGTTCACCACCAGCAACAGAACGTGTTAGACCAGCCGCTGCTCGGACCTGTGGGTTATCGCTGAACACATCGGCAGGCAATTGGATGCCAAGTCGATCAGCCGCTTCCTTTGCCGCCAAATTAACTTGTGCAAGATCAGCCAATCGGTCACGTGCGCCTGCCGAACCAAACCCTGTGCCTGCGGCTTTTTTAACTAAGTTACCAACTTCTTCCTCAGTCACTGCCGCCACGATTGGCGCAACAGGTGGTGCTGCTGGAACAACTGGAATCTCTGGAGCTACTGGCGCAATTTCTGGCATTACTGCGGCTGCTGGAGGTGCTTCTGGGGCCATTGCTGTACCCATTGGAGCGCCTGCTATACCTGGTGCTGGTGCTGGTGCTTTGCCTGTAACACGCCGAACGCCCTGCTTAACAGCTTGGACAACTGGTGGTGTTACACGCTGAATGATTTGTCCTGCTGGGCCAGTAACACCAGCCATAGCCACTTCGCCTTTATCGAATTGTCCACCAGTTGCAGCTTGTGTTCCCTCAATTGCTGTCTGTGTTAATGCAGATTTACCAGCCGCACCTAATATGGTTGTCGCTCTACCTGCTGGGGTAAATGCCAATAAACCACCAACTGCACGAGGTATATCTCCAACAGTAAAGCCAGGCGGTATTGCATATTCTTTTTGGTCAACACTTGAACGCAGAATAAAGTTTCCTTTTTCATCCTGCCGCACACCAAGTTGTGGAAAATTAGATTGCAAAATCTGCACAGTTTCTTTTGGGTTTGATACCAAACTACCCAATGCAGATTTAAACGATGCAAGACTCATTTGATTAAGTTCTGGCATAGTTGTCCACTCAGGCAATGCTTGTGTCTCTGGTGTTGTTCTAGCACGCCCTGTAATTGATTCAGCCAGCGATGCCAAGAATCCAGTGGGTTGTGCAGTTGGTGTAGTTTCTGGTGCTGTAGCAGGTGCGGCTGTTGGCGCTGCGACTTGCTGTTGACCAGCTCGTATAGCTGCTACACGGGCTTTAAGTTGTGGCGAGTCTGGTGGAACATCATCAGGGATGTTATCTACTGTGATGCCATCTTTTGTGGTTATGGAGTAGGCCATATTAGTAATCCACAGTCACGTTGCGGGTTGCACCAAATACGTTTTCAGGATTCAGTTTGTAGTTCTTCACCACAATATTTAAGTCCTTTTTTTCTTGTTCAGCTTTTTTCTGTGCTGCATCTAAATATTGCTTTGCGAGTGCGACATATTCCCCTCGCTGCTTAGAATCCAAACTGAACAATTGACCGCTTTGAATTTTTGTAGCCTGATTAGCCAGACGCTCAAAAAGGCCAGCAGTATCTCTTGCAGTAGCAAATTCGGTCTCACGTACCACCGAGCCTGGGTCAAGCATTTTCATAAAACCAGTAATCAAGGCAATGTCACCAGGGCCAGTTTGTGCATTAGCAGATGCTTTAAGGTTGCTGTAAATACCATCAAGTTCACCATAGACCTTGCTACGGCCTTGCCATTCTTTACGTATTTTTTCTTCCTGTGTGAACTTCTTATCAGGGTCAACACCACCAGTGGCCTGAAGTGCGGAAAGTTCTAGTGTAGCCTTCTGTATTTCTGCGCCAAGTTTTTTGGTTTGAGCGAGTGCCTGACTAGTTTGTGCATTTGTCAGACCAAGGTCAGCGGCTTTCTTTTTAAGGTCTGCAAGTGTGATCTGCTCTGCATACTTTTCCTTAACCTTTGCTTCATTTGCTTGTGCAAGTTCAAGGTCTCGTTTAATTATTAATCTTTCAGCTTCAATTGGTTCGTTTTGCAATTTAATACGCAAATCTGCAACTTTAGTTTGAGCCTCAGTTACTGCTTGCTCTGCTTTAGCTCCAGCTTCTTTTAATGCGCTTGGCTGGAGGGCTTCTGCCCTCTGTGTTGACAATGCCTTGTCAGCATTATCGAGAAATTCTTTACCGCCAGGCAATCCAGCAATAGTCAACGCAATCGTTGTCTGCGCTCCTGTTGGGTTGAGCCTAATAAGATTTGAAAGGTCGTCAAAACCTTGCGCCTCTTTTTCTCTCCCAGCATTTCTAAGTGCTGTGGCTTGTTCCTTAAGTTGCATTTCAGCAACTGGCAAATTTCCAGACTTAATAGCCGTGTAAACCTGAGTGCCTTGTCTTAAAGTGTTTTGTTGCTGTTCTTTTGTTTGAGCCTCAAAACCAGACAATACTGTTGCCGCTTGATCTTTAGGCAAAAAGGCAGTAACCCGTGCGTAATCTGTTGCGGTCGCATTAGGATTTTTAAATAAATTTGCAAGTTCAGTTTGAGCTGTCTGCGCTCTCTCTCTAGCTTGCTGTGCCGCTTGAACTTCAGCAATGCCAGCACCAAGTTTGAACCCGCCCAAAGCAGATTCAAATGGACTTTGCACATCAACTGTGTAATTTATAGGTTGCATTAAAGGGTTAATCGTTGCCATGTTTTAATCCTTAAAACCCAAGTCCTGGAGTTTTTCCTGCACCGTATTGGAAACCAAGCAGTTGACCAGGCAAGTTAAATAATTGCCCATAAGCCCTCGCTTGACCGATCTCACCACCAGCCTGTGCTGCGCCTTGTTGAGCAAGTAAATTTGCCACATTTGTACCTGATTCCATACCAGCCGCACCAACACCAGCCGCAGAACGTTGACCCAATGTAGTCATTCCACCCAAGCGACCATATTGTTCTTCAATCAGTTGATTAAGCACTTGTGGGCGAAACTGAGCCAATGCCGCTTGAACATTGCCGCCACGCAATCCACCTGTTGCAGATGCCCTTTGAAGTAAGGCTTCCTCGCCTTGTCGTGTGAGTTCCTGAAAACGCTCACTTCCACTTATACGCTCAATGGCGGCACGTTCTGCCTCTGGCCCTCTTAAACCAATAAATGCTTGCTGTGCTTCCAATGCTGGCAAACCAGCTTCTGTGTAAGGTTTTAACAAGGCTTGTAAAGCATCAAACTGTCTGCGTTGTTCTTCAATGCCAGCTTGAGCTGCACCAGATTGAATATCTGCCGCTGAACCTGCGGCTTTGGCTTGCATTGAACTTCCGATAAGTTGGCTTCCACCAACGACTAGGGCTGTGACTGGATCAGGCATCGCCAAACTCCTTCATGTAATCTTCAAAAGTTTCGCCATACAAAGCCATCACATGATGACCATATTTTGTGGCATATCCAGCACCATGCACTAGCGAAACGGTCATTAAAATCAAATCGTAATATCCGGCTCGCCAAACAAAAGATTTTGCATCTGCCTGTTTATTGCGCTCTGCCGTATCCGAGGATTGCCACTTGAGAATCATTGTCGCCAGCAAGGGCGTTAAATGGGTGCTGTTGGCGATAAAAAAGGTGTTCTGGTGCATACCCACCAATGTGTTCCAAATGGTCGCATTGAGGTCTTCTCGTTCCACTTCATCGCCATCTGCAACATCATCAAAGACTTGGATTGCGTCAAAGACCATCATCAGCCAATCAATGGCTGTTTGGGGTAGCATAAAAACCTTTGTCAGGTTTTCTCGCAGTCCATCGGTCATCCACAACTCCTAGATAGGGCAGGCCGCTGGATGCCAGAACTCAGCGGCTTGATTTTCGCACAAATTCGGAAAAGGTCAATCCTCATATTCTCTGTCTTCCCAAGCCTGACAAACCCGCATATCGTTGCAGATAAAGTTCAGCTTTTCGCAGTGACCCCTAAACCCTGCGCCCTTGTCATAAGCCGCCATTGGGATGCGCTCAATCCGCACTTGGGTCATGAAGCTGTTATCGTAATACTCGCAGTTCGAGCAATGCTTGCGTCTTGCGTCTTTTTCATCGCACTGCATTGCCTCTGCCAAACCAGCGTAGAACTCCTTATTTGCACCAGGCTCATTGGTGGGCATTTCAGGGCCATAGTTCCAATCAGCCACCGCAACGGCATAGTTCTTTTTGTTCTCTGCGTTGGTCAAAAATTCTTCTTCCATCGGCAAGCCATTAAAGCCTCTGGGAATCATCATAAATTCTTTCATTTCTAGCTCCTTTAAGTAATTTCACGCCCACTGGCACGAATGGTCAATGATGTGGCTGCGCTTGCAATGGTAGATATAAAACTGCCAGACTCCAATGCTTGCCCGACCAATTCAGGGAATGTGTAGGTCTCATCTGGTGCAATGCTTCTGGTGTCCACAATCAGATTAGTTACGCCTGCTGTGCCGCCACTTGTCACCAAGTTAACGCTGATCGTTACATTTCCTGCTGTGGTATTGGTGGCAGTGAATTTGTCAATGATCGCTTTACAGTTCACAGCTGTGTACTGCGTAGTCTGTGTGCCTTCGGCCTGTTTTGGTGGTATCAGCACCTTGATTGATACGGTCATTTCATACTCCTTATGTGGCTTCGCCACCACTTGCGATGATTGTGAGGCCAGTCGATGCTGCTTGAATTTGAATGGTATCCCCCGCGTTCAGTACCTCAATGCCGTTGTATTGCAAGGCGTTATTGGCTGGCACAGACACATCGTATAGGAAAGCATTTCCAGTTCCAGCCGAACCTGCTGATGGAACTAAAAAGACTCTCACGTTTATGGCGGCTGCCGTTGTATTGGCAATGCTGAATTCTTTGAGCAACGTGCGTGTACTGGCTGGAACAGTGTAAAGCGTAGTCACGCCAGTGGTGATGGCGGCTTGGCCTAATTTAACAGGGGTAATTACATCGAAAGCCATATCAGCACCTGATTAGATCTTACCCTTGGGGTTTGGTTTGCATAAGGCAAGATGCCATTTACATCATGCTCCAATTCGATATTATTACGCACAGGGGCTAGTGCAAGCAAATCCAATGCTTGAGCCAATCTTGGGATAGCATCTAATGTCTGTTGCACCTTGGCGTTGAGGACAGCATCATCAACTGAGGTATCTTGCGCCAATGCACTTAATTGTGCCAATGCCTCATTTGCTGTTGCCGCTGCCGTGTCTGCCTGATACTCAAAGTCAGTCCCGACAATAACTTGCAGTTGGTCAACAGTGGAAAACAGCAATTCAAACTGTCTGATCTGTTGTTGATCGGTCAGAAACTCCGCAAGCTGGTCACGGGTCAAGTTAAGTTTGCGGG